GAGATGGCAGGAATTGCGGTATCTGCTCCGGGCGGGGGTTATCTCCTGCCTGGAACGGCAGACCCCGTTTGAACTGATTCCGGCGCAGAAGGACGAATCCGGAAAGCTGCTGGAAAGGGCGGTCACGTACAGGGCAGATTTCACGTATCGGGATGAACGTGGAAATTATATTGTGGAAGATGTGAAGAGTGAGGCAACCAGAACCCGGGAATACATTATCAAGCGGAAATTGATGTTGAGGGTTTACGGCATCAGGATCAGGGAGGTATGAAATGCGAAGGGCTAAATCAAGCCGTGAAATGCGCCGGCAGAAACAACGACAGGACAGGAACACGTTGGCAGAAATCCGGCTGACCCCACAGGAAGAACTGCGGCTGAAGTTCTTCCGGAACGGGATCACCGAAAAGGATGTGCAAAAGGCGTATGAAAAAGGGACGCAGGACGGACGGAGGTTTGCAGAGGATTTCGCTTTCCATACGATCTATGCTGCATTCCTTATCACCATGATTGATAAGCACGGAATGGATGCAGATGAAGCCGTTGATCTTCTGATTGAAATGGATCATCAAGTGGTTGTTTGCGTAGAAGATCAGGAATTGGTAAATGAAGCCTATGAAAAGACCGGCGTTGAACTGCATTGGGATGATGCGGTTGGACGGATAGAAAGAAAGGGGTAAAAGAAATGCAGTCATTAACAATTATCGGAAACCTGACCCGTGACCCGGAAACCCGGATAACGACAAGCGGAAGCACGGTTTGTTCCTTCACCGTGGCGGTAAACCGCCGGAAAAAGGTATCCGGACAGCCGGATACGGATTTCTTCCGGGTATCTGCCTGGAATAAGCTGGGCGAAAACTGCCAGAAATTTCTGGCGAAAGGCCGGAAGGTCTGCGTTGTTGGATCGGTTACGGCTCACGCCTACACGACGCAGGACGGGAAAGCGGCGGCAAGCCTTGAAGTGATGGCGAATGACGTTGAGTTCCTTTCATCGAAGGGGGAAGCGGAAAGCAATTCCGCAACGGATGAAAACGGATATACACAGGTTGAAACGGACGATCTGCCGTGGGGGACTCGATAATGGATATCAAAGAAAAGGTTCCTGTTTGCGAACTGCTGGCTGGTCTTGCGGAAGAATGTTCCGAACTGGCGCAGGCCGCTTTGAAACTGCGGCGGTGCTATGACGGAACGAACCCGACACCGGCAGACCCGGATAACCAGTATGAATGCCTGCTTGAGGAAATCGGGGACGTGGAACTGTATCTGGATCAGCTTTCGATCAATCGGGCGGTCATCCTGGATTATAAAGCAATGAAGCTGGATCGTTGGAAAAAGCGGTTGGGAGGAACAGAAAAATGACTAAACGGAAGGATAACCCCGCAAAGGCGTTTTTAAGGCGGTATATTGCCCTTTCAGGACGTGTGGATGCGCTTTCCCTTGCGATTAGTCAGGCGATGGAAAGAGCCTTTAATACAGGCGTTTCTTTGCGGGAAATAAAGGTCTTGTCATCGCCTGCGGAACACGATCCAATGGCAAGGGACGTTGCAACCGCTGTGGATTCCTGCGAAATCCTTTACAAGTATAAAGGGGAAGCGGAAGCGGCTTTGCGGGATATCCTTTCAGCTATTGATTCCCTGACGGACGAACGGCAGAAGGAAATCCTGACTATGCGGTATGTAGCCGGGATGGGGTTCAGCGATATAAAGGAGAAAATCCATTACGAAGATACCCAGATGTATGTTATTCACGGCAGGGCATTGGTGGAAATCAATAAATGGCTGGATCAGAATCAAATAGCCGCTAAAGCTGTTTAAGCAGGCCGAGAAGCCTGCGGAAGATCATGCCAGGGGAATTTACCGGGGAACCGGCAGAAGCGGCGAGAACAGGCAAAGAACAGGAAAGAAGGGCTAATAACATGGCAATGGAAGATTCACGGAAAAGCGGAAAGCGGTGGAACAATTGGAGAAGCGATATGCGACCAATGCGGGGAATCTACTTATGCAACGGCGGTTAAAGGCGATTTGAATTACTGCCCGAATTGTGGAGCAAAGATGACGGAAGGTTGGTGAAGTGAAATGGACGTTCAAATTCATGAATGTCATCGAAACAATCTATGTTTTGAGTGTGATGATAAAAAGTGTTTGCACGCAGGAGAACTGATTGCTGATTGCCCGTTTTGGAAGTGCAACAGGGAATGTGATCAGTTTGAGGATTGCGAATCCTGTGAACCTTTGAAACAGATCCATAAGGAATGTAGGTGAAGTGGAATGATACTTAAATATTTTGTTATACAACGGCTTGATGACGGCAAGTGGACAAACTGCTCATGTAAATATTTTCTTCAGGGCATAAAAGGTGCCTTGAGACAATACAACTATGAAAAACTCAAGAATCCACATCTGATACTACGCATCGTATGGAGCAAAGAGGATGTGAAGTGGGAATGAAAGTGCGAACAGCAAAGAAACGGATTCACCGTCATATCAGCTGGTTTGCCAGACATAAGATTCCGAAAGCCTTTGCGAACGGGAAAGATAGACGGGCGTGGGTTAAGGAAATTAGCGATTATCATATTATGAAAATAAAAAGGCGGCGAAGGAAAAATGAAAAGCTTTGAAGAAATCCTGGCAGATAAGCGGTTTCAAGGAAAGGAAAAGACGATTGATGGCGGTTCCGGTTGGGTGACCATCCGGGGAAAGACGTTGGGCGTGATTTATTCGAACGGCTGCGGCTGGGATCATGTATCTGTCAGTACACCGAACCGATGCCCGACATGGGACGAAATGTGTATTATCAAGGATATGTTCTTCCGGGAGGACGAATGCTGTGTAGAATATCACCCAAGGAAGCAGGATTATGTGAATGTGCATAACTACTGTTTGCATATATGGAAACCGCAGAATGTAGAAATTCCGACCCCGCCGAAATTCTTTGTATAACAGCGGAGTAAAACGGAGTAAAAATTATGATATCATTATACTGCCCCACAGGGGCAGAAAAAACGATCATTCACGCATTGGAGGCATACTGTGTCTATGAATGAAAAATGTTGGATTTGCGGAGCGGATGTCTATTCAAGTTATGAGTCTACCGATGTAATGTCAGGGAGATTCTGCCGGGTTCATTGGAATGAGCATTGCAAGTCATACAGGAAAACGGTAGATGAATATCTGAAGTTGAAAACGGCGGTCATGTTTGAACGGGCTATGCGGAAAATTGATAATTCCGGTATATCCATGACGGATATTAAACGGGAAGCGCAAGCAGTCCAGAAACATTCGATTGACTGTCCAGAATCCTACAAAAGCTCAGATGAAATGATAGCGGCTGTTATTATGTTGAAAGCCGGATATGATTTTGAGCTGAATTACAAGATCGGGAAATACATTGTTGATATGTATCTGCCGGATTTGAAGCTGATAGTCGAGGTTGACGGAGATCGGCACGAACACCGCTGTTTATACGATAGCAAACGGGATGTTGAAATCCGAAAGCAACTTGGCGAAGAATGGGAAATAATCCGGATTCCTACACAGTATATTGAACAGAATCCGGCGAAACTTCCTGATGCTGTTCTGGCCTTGGCGAAGCAGAAAAGAAGCATCAGGAAGAAGAACGGCGGCTTTCTTCCGCAGAATTACTCAAAGCGTGAAAAAGCCTTATACAGAAAAGCTATGGTATCCGAAATAGCGAATGTTTCGGTATAGCATAGATGTTTTCCTCCTTGACCTGCACCGGAAGTGGGCGTGGCTTCCGGTGCTTTCTTATGCTCACAATTTACGGTGTCCATTCGGGGTAGACCTTCCTCCGGGTGAAGGGAATCAGCGATAAAGATGGCGGGGCGGCTGATGTTATTTTAGAAGGTCATGAAAGGAAGGTCAAAGCATGGAAAAATTGCAGATCGTATATCTGCCGCCGGGGGAACTGAAACCATACGAAAAGAACGCCCGGCCTTCCTGCTTATATGTTCCCCTTTACATGGTGATAATATGGTGATATAATCACCACAGAAAGGGGGTTTTTACATGAGCGACATTATGAACGATTACACGCTATATTGTCACCTTTTCCCGAATGGAAAGCGATATATCGGAATAACACGCACTTCACCGGAAAAACGATGGTCTGATGGCAAAGGGTACAAGGAACAACAGAAGATGTCCCGTGCGATTGAAAAATATGGATGGGATAATATTGAACACCAGATAATAACTGATGGATTAACACGGGAACAGGCTGAACGGCTTGAAATGTACCTGATAGATGCACTTGATACCATCGAGTGCGGCTATAACGCAACAATAGGCGGCAACAGGGTAAACGGGTCGTATCTGAATCAGCACGTTCTTGAAATGATCCGAAAAAGCAAGTATCTGGACGAAAAATGCGGAGAAGAACAACAGCCGGACGATATAGTTTCATTTGCGGAAACAGGAAATGGGAACACGCAGAGGGCAAAGACAATAAACGCTGTTGACGAATATCTCCGCGAACACAAGGAATTATGGTTTTCAAACGATGTTCCTCGGCGCGTTGACAATTACTGGATTTGCTTCTGGCAACTTATGGAATATGGAGAAATAAAAAAGACTCCGATGCAGGTTCATTTTGATAGCATGGTATATGGATTAGAATTGCGTGAAGCTGTTTTGTTTACAAGGTGACAATATGGTGATACAATGCACATGAAAGGCGGTGCATTGTATGACTCCCAGAAAGAAAGCCAACTCCGAGCGGATCAACGTGTTTTTCTCCCCGGAAATTCTGGAACGGCTGAAACGGATAGCCGACCGGAAAGGAATCTCTGTCAGCGGTCTGGTGCGAATGATCGTACTGGACAAGCTGAACAAAGGTGAAGCGGAGAAAGAAAACTGACTTCGACCGAAAAGGTTTGAAGTGCATAGAACACGATTGCAAGCGTGACGCCGGGGGTAAGTTGCTCGCCCCCGGCTTTTCTATGCCAAATACACCTGAAAGAGCAACGAAAGGAGCAACATACAATGGAATGGTCTGTCTATATGCACATTTTTCCCAACGGCAAAAAGTATATCGGAATGACTTCGCAGCGACCGACACGCAGATGGAAAGACGGCCTACAAGGTTACCGGACACAAACGTTGATACTTAATGCTATTCGTGAGTTCGGATGGGAGAATGTAGAACACAAGGTTATTTGTGTTGTCGGAACCCGTGAAGAAGCCGAAGCGATGGAAATTGCCCTGATTAAAGAGCATCGGTCAAACGATCCTGAATACGGGTATAACATCGAGGGCGGCGGCAAACGGTCACGGGGCTATAAAATCAACTTTGACCCTGTGAAGCGGAGCGAAGCGCACAAGGGCGAACACAACTGGATCACCGGAAAGCATCTTTCACCTGAATACAAGGCGAAATTGAGTGCCGCACACAAGGGAAAGAAAATGAGCCGGGAATCAGTCGCAAAGAGCGTTGCGGCACGGTACGGCGAGAAAGCGTACAACGCCCGGAAGGTGCTTTGCTACAACAAAGACGGGAAACTGATTGCCGAATACGGTTCCCTTGCGGATGCCGGACGGGCTTTCGGTTGCAGAACGCAGGATGTTTATAACACCTGCATAGGGAAACAGAAATCAGCAAAGGGTATTCGGTTTGTGTATGCGGATAACGGGAGGTGATACCCATTGGCAAAACAAATCCTGATTGGAACAGGATAAAAGCGGAATACGTTGCCGGGGGCATCTCGCAACGTGATCTTGCTGATAAGTACGGTATTCCGTTTGGAACTATGCAAAAAAGGGCTCGT